CCATCAAGGATGTGTATGGGCAGAGCTATGCCGTGGAGGACATTGATGTGCTGCTCTCTACTTCCCAGTTCAAGATGTGGAAGGTCTATGGCAAGCACGGTGGATGGCAATACCATCAAGAATCCATGCGGAAGTACGGCCTGCGGTGGGGCGTTGTCATTGCAAACAAGGAGCACGATGACGACTATCGAACACTGAACTACCAATACTTACAGGCGCTGGACTTGGATGACGCAGACATTGACCGGCTGTGCAGCCACACGGAGGATTTGCTGACCAAACTGTGCAGCGGTCACACAGAGACCGTATATCGTACTCTGGTGGGCTTCTCAGGCGGTGTGGATGACAGCATAGGTAATGACTGCGGCGATGCTACAGAGGCCGCTAAGCCTGCCGCAAGCCTTCTGCAGAGGGCTATCGCACACAACTATGACCTGCTCCGAGATTCTTACATCCAGACGCTTATCCATCGTGAGGTGGAGTCCAAATTCAATGGGGCCAAGATAGGGAAGCTGCTCTGTCGGGGCGGATACAGCTTCATTGTGAGCGACCCGGTTGCCCAAATCCAGCACATCATCAGAAGTCATGCGGTGGACGGCGACCACGATATCGCCGTATCCGGCCTGATTCCGGCCCACGAGATTTACTCTGCCTACTGGAACCGGGTTCGGCCTGCTCCTGACAAAGTGGTGCTGATGCGTTCTCCGCTGATTGACTCCTCCGAGGTGACCGTCTGCGGCCTTGCCAGAACGTCGGAGATGGACAAGTGGTACTCCCATATCAAGAGCGGACTGATTCTCTCCATCCACGACGTGAACACGTTGGCTCTGCAAAACTGCGACTTCGATGGAGACCGCTGTTTCAGCTCCAACGACCCGGTTCTCATCAAGGGAGCGCAGAGAAACCCGGTGCCCATCTTGTACCCGAGCGCTGGGAAACAGCTCAAGGGCGCAATCACGTTTGAAAGCATGATTGAGGCGGATATCCGTGGGCTGAACTCTGCCGTTGGCAGCTTGTCTAATCAGGCAACCTGTTTGTACGCTTTGAGAGATAAATTCTCGAAGGATTCTCCCGAGTATGCCGAACTTTCACGGCGGATAAAGATTGTGAGCGAACTGGTCGGCGTCGAAATCGACAAAATCAAGACCGGCATCCCTCCGCAGAAGCCATCTGCGTGGAATAGAGAGCAGATGCCATACGAGCAATTCATAGGCGCTGATGGAAAGATGGTAAAGGCTCCTGCCTGTTCGCCGGAGGAACAGGAGCGGATTCGGAAGCACAATGCGTTGATTCCAGACAACAAGCCTCTGTTCATGCGGTATATCTATGATGCTATGAACACAGATTTGGCGCGATATGATAAATCCTTTGATGATGTGAGCAAATATAATGGCGGCCCCAGGCTGGCGGAATTGCTCGGCACTCCGCATGAAAGCCTTGATGATGACGCCAGATATATGCTGGACAAGTATCACAGGTATCTCCCGGCAATCGACAGCCCATGTATCATGAACAAGATTTGCAAGCGGTTCGAGCATCTGCAAAAGCAACTGAAGCGGTGCAAGGATTCCAGAAATATGCTTCTGGACTTTGCCACGCCGCAGGAATTTGATTCCGCTGTGTTGGAGCACATGGCGGAGCTGATAGACCTGCTCCAGCGGCAAAAACGGTTCATCACCAGAACCAACAACACAACCAACACGAACGGCGGCAAGAAGATTGCCAAGGACACAAAAGAGCGGTTTGACGTATTGTATGACTACGTTCGAGGCCAAATCATGGAGCTTGTTGGCGGCGACATCCAATCGGCCTATAACTACCTGGTTGAACTTGTCCGACACAGGCATTACGCCGAGTCCACTGTATGGGCAGTATTGGATGAATTGATTCTGTTGGTTATCCCAAGTAAATCTTATCGTGAGGAGGCGACTGCATGAGCAAGACGATTTGTTTTGACAGAACGGCAGAGGCAAAGAGGATTCTCAAAAGTGGTATCAGCGCAACAAGCGCCCACGCCAGAAGTGAGCTTCGGACGGCAGCGTGGTATCTCATCAACAAGACGACCTACACGGCAAAACAGATTGAGGAGCGGCTGCGCTCCACATCCTCCGACTACTTCAAGGGAATGCCAGAAGAATATATCAACGCAAGCATCCAAGAGATTATGCTGTCTGTACAATGCGGCGGAACTCCTGATGGCACAAGTGACAGCTCGCCATCCATCACCATCTACAAAGAAGAGTTGGAGAAAATTACCGCACTCGGCCATGATGATACAGAACGGCTTGCTTTCGTGTATCTGTGCGTAGCCAAAATGAAGCCATACAAGCACATCTACGAGTGTAATGCGGAGTTGTATCGGCTGGCGTGGAAATACAGCTACGATTCCGCCGCCAAGAAGGTTCTCGGCAGACTGGAAAAACGGAGGGTTGGTGGCTGCGGGCCTACAAACCGTGTCAATCGTTTGTGTCAGGCAGGGATTGTCCAGTATTCTGTGCGTATCAACACATCTCACAAAGCGAGAAAACCTTCTTCCTCCGCCATGCTCACTGTGCCCATCGTGCGCAGCGATGGAGAGGTAGCCTTCATAATTGACAAACCGGACGAGGACTCCCTCGTCCTTTATTATGACCATCACAAGGGCTACAGCGGCCTTATTACCTGTGCGCATTGCGGTAAGCCTGCGCTCAAAACGGGCAGACGGCAGAAGTATTGCAGCGCCTGTGCTGAGGCCATAAACAACCACGCTGAAAAAGCTGATTTATGCGCAAAAATTACAGCTTAGAAAACCCCATAACTACCGCACTTTTCTCATATGCCTCGGAGGGCGTTGTCACAACGTATATTATGGAAGGAAGGTAACTCCTTCCCAAACATCTTGATATGAAGGGAGGCTGCACAGTTGGAGCCATCTGTATCCATCCAAAGCCAGGTGAAGACGTATCTTACGGACACTGGCAGAAAAAAGAAGTGGCTCGCATCCAGGTTGGGCGTCTCCCCTACAACGCTCTCCCAGTGGCTTGCGGGAAAGTCTACTTTTTCTGACCAGCGACTGCGTGAGATTCTGGACATCATCCAGAGTAATGCGTAAGGTCACAAACATTCGTAGATAGGTGGGCGTCCGCTTACGTCCTGCTATCGTGCGAGCGGGCAGGAGCAACAGCTCCTCCCGCTCTTTCTAATTTCCCGATATCTTCAGGTGTTCATCAGCGCCTGTTGGTATAGTTGTGCGCCCTATCTTTTTTATCTCCTCTCTTCCGATGGGGTGAGCAGCAAATCTGTATATTTCATATCAGCTATGGTACTTAACTCTTCTCAATTCCTTGGAGGAGAATATTGTACCCGACGTGCTCCCGGTCGATAAACGGGAGCCTCCTTAAAACTACACGACATAAGGGCGCTGCGGACAGAACTTACGAGGGCTGTTAGCGGCGAACTGGAAAGGAATCGTCATGGATAACAACAATACCAACAACACTGCTACTGGCACTGCCGCTGAGGGGACTGAGAAGGAAACTCAGACCGGGACTGCCACCGGCACCGAAAACAATTCCGCCGAAGGGACTGTAACTATGTCCAAGGCGGACTACGACAAGGCTATTCAGGCCGCAGAAGACCGTGTGCGCACCAAGTATTCCAAGGACATCAAGGCGCTGGAGAAGAAGGTCGCAGAACTGACCCCTGTCCAGAAGACGGAGGCGGAGCTCGCCATCGAACAGCGTCTCGCGGAACTGGAGCGCAAGGAGCAGGAGGCCGACGCGAAGGCCAAGACGCTCAACCTGAAGACTGCCCTCCAGGCGCACAGCCTTGACGCAGATATTGCAGACTACCTCAAGACCGATGTGGACGCTGACGCTTTCAGCGCCGCTATTGAGAAAGTGGTTGCCGCACGTCTGGCCGCAAGTGGGTATAAGCCTACTGGACACCAGACCAACCAGCCTATTACACAGGCTGAGTTCGATAAGATGAGCTATGACCAGAAGGCCGAGCTCTACAACCGTGACCGCGAAACGTGGAAGCGGCTCAAACACTAACATGAAAGGAACGTGAAATAATATGGCACTGATTATTCCCGAGGTTTTTGCCGATGCCGTGAACGCCAAGCTGGACGCTGCGCTGCGCATTGGCCGGGTAGCTTTCGACGCTACCCCTATTGTTTCTGAGGCGATGCAGTACGGTGATACCGTGCATTTCCCCAAGCTGAAGCGTGTCGTGACCGCTGCCGAGGTGACCAAGGGTACTCCCGTGACTCCCGCTGCGGTTGACATGACCGATATGAGCGCTCCCATCAAGCAGGTCGCTGGCTCCGCCCGCGTCTACGATGTGGAGGCTGCTCAGATTAAGGGCCGCGTGATGGACAGCATGGTGATTCAGGTCGCTGATGCTATGTCCAAGAAGATTGACGCCGACCTGGTGGCCGCTATGGATGCCGATGCTGTCTATAAACAGGTCACTGCTGCTGCCGATGCTATCACCGACACTGAGTTGATGGCTGGTCTTGGCTGCTTCGGCGACGATGTTGATACCGCCAGCTTTGCGGGTATCATCATCAACAGCCGCCTCCTGCCCTCCTTCCTGAAGATGGATGCTTTCACCAGCGTGGAGAAGACCTTCAACAAGGCTGAGCAGGCTAATGGCCTCATCGTAGACGGTGTTGTGGGTTACTTCATCGGCATCCCTGTCATTATGTGCAATAACGGCACCTATGACGAAACCGCCAAGGAGAGCAAGACCTACATCGTCAAGCGTGAGGCTCTGGGCTATGTTTTCCAGCGCAACATCAACATTGAGGAGGAGCGCGAGTCCAAGCTGCTTGCTACCGACATCATCGCTTCCAGCCTCTACGCTGTCAAGCTGCTGGACACTGATGGCGCTGTCGTGCTCCGCAAGACTGTCGCTTAATTTGCCAGATAACTCCTTTTGACCCTCCCGGATATTCCGGGGCGGGCGGGGTGAAATATCCCCGCCCGTATATTTTTGCTTAATTTTTATACACGAGGTGATTCAATGCTCAGTACAAACGAACTGAAAAACTACGCCTCTTTGCGAGGCTTATCTCTTCGGGATATCGAGGCTTACTGCGACCTGACCGCAGGGCATATCTCTCAGATTCTCAACGGTGAGCGCCCGCTTACCGAGGACAACCACCGGAAGATTGCGAACGCCATCAATGCCGCCTATGCAGCAAAACTGAATGGGACGTTTAGTCGTTCTTCGCTGGATGAAAACAAGAATGCCGTCAAGGACAGTGCTGGCGGCGATGGCACAAAGTCTGCTCCTAAAGGGCGGAAGACCCTTGCATCCAAGTAAGGGGGTGGACTGGTATGGCAAAGAAATCCGAACAATCTCTGATGCAAAAACTCCATGAAATGCTGCCAACACAAGTCAAGGTATACTACATCGTCTGGAAGTATGCGCCGCATATTCTCCCCAAGAAGGTTGATACCTTCGAGGAGCTGACCGCAGAATACAAAGGCTTTACAAAGGGCATGGACGAGGCACAGTGCGAGCGATGGCTTGCGGAGGAATCTGTGCAGACGGCAGTGAAGTATCTGCTGAAACGGATGCACGCTCAAAAGCTCGTTGAGCTTTATGAGATTTATTTTGACAAGGCCAAAGAAGATGTGCAAGCATTTCAGGCGTTCTCGAAGTTCAGTGAGAAATTCTTTGAGGACGATGGCGAGGATGAGCTTCGCGCCGTTCTAAAAGAAGTAAAACTGGATGACGCAGAATGATAGAGGGGAGGTGAGGTGCGAATTGACAGACGCGGAAAAACTACGGAGAGTCCTCGATGACCCCGTTCTTTTCATCCAGAATTTCATCAAAATCGTTGATAAGCGAGGGCGGCTTGTCAATTTCGTTCCAAACCCGCAACAGATGCGGCTGCTCACTGAGATGGACAAATTCAACGTAGTCTTGAAGTCCAGACAGTTGGGAATCAGTGTGTTGAGTTGTGCCTATTCTATCTGGCTTGCGATTCGTTTCCCCAATACGTCGTGTCTGCTGATGGCTCACAGTCTGGATGGTGCGGATGGTATCTTCACGAAGCTCAAACAGCTCTATGGTAGCATTCCAAAAGCAATTCGGCCAAGGCTTATCAACAATAACAGAAAAGAACTGAAGCTGGAGAATGGAAGTCGTATTACGGTTATCTCCTGCGGCACAAAAGAGTCTGTCCGTGGCAGCACACTGCGCTTTGTCCATGTGTCGGAAGCGGCGTTCTGCAATGAAAATATCGACAAACAGATTCTGGCCATTGAGCAATGCCTGACGCCGAACGGGCAGATTATTGTAGAGAGTACCGCGAATGGCTTTAACTTCTTTTCAGAGATGTACTCAAAGGCAGCACAGGGTGAAAGTATGTACAAGCCTTTCTTCTTCGGATGGGTTGATGACAAACTCATGTTTGCGGATGAATACAAGCAATTCGCAGAACGATATATCGCTTTGAATGGGGAGCTGCCTACTACTGATGAACTGGATGATGCTGAGCTTGCCCTGTATCATAGAGGGGCCACTATTGAGCAAATCGTGTGGCGAAGGCTGAAAATCTCCAACAGCTCTGAAACCCAGTTTGCGCAAGAATTTCCGTCTACGCCACACGAAGCATTCATCACCACTGGAGACAACGTCTTTGATAATCAGAAGGTTCAGGAAAGAATTGAGAATCTTTATGAAAAGACTGTCCCGATGCCAAGTACATTACCCGCTGTCTTAAAGCCTTGGTACAACCGGGGCTTTTCTCTTTGGGAAGAACCAGCGGATAATATCAAATATTTTATCGGAGTTGACAGTGCGGAGGGTCTTGGTGGCAGTTCCGACTATTCAGTTGTCGAGGTTGTTGACTGTGACGGATTCCAAGTTGCTGAGTTTCGGAGCAACAAAATCAAGCCGTTTGATTTTGTTGATATTGTCAGAGAACTTGGATACTGGTTCAACACGGCATACTTGGTCGTAGAGAAGGCATCTGCTGGACAGACGGTTTGTGACCGTCTTTATAACGATGCACAGTATCCGTTGATGCACAAGTATAAAGGCTGGGATGCGAGAGGAAGCGTCAAGCGTAAGCCTGGCTTTGAGACAACAAAGCAGAGCAAGCAACGTATTATTGACGATTTTGTAGAGCTACACACAAGAGACAAACTCCGTATAAACTCGGAGACACTGTTGCAGGAGATGAAGATGTTCGTCTACAAAGACGGTTCCGCCAAAGCAAGTAGCGGTTATCACGATGACACCGTCATGGCCATGGCGATGGCACTATTCGGCGCAAAGGAAAGCCCTGATTATATCGACTACAGATAATCAGCGCAGAACGGAGGACATATGAGTTTTTTCAAACGTGAAAATAAGCATGAAAACAAGTTCTGGTTTATGGACGAAATCCATAGGCCAGAGCAAGACCAACGGATTCGAGATGTATTTCGGATTCGTGAATACCTACTCAGGAAGCACGATATCTTAATGCGCCCTGATACAGAGTTCAAGGATGGAACGTTCACCACCAGCAAAATGGTTTTCCAAACAATCAAGTCTGTAGTTGAAGGACACACGTCCTATGTCGTGGGGCGACAGGTTTCCATCTCTGGTGAACCTGAAATCGTGGCTGATTTCAACCAGATTTACAAGAAAGGGCGCTATCCAAAGGTCGATTATGAGCTGGCCTCCGACCTTTATAAGTATGGAAATGCCTTTGAGTATGTGTTCTTGGATGGGGACACTATCCGCTCTCATGTAATTCCAAATGAGAGCGCATTCCCGGTCTACGATGACAACTACAACTACACAAGTTTTGTAGAACATTGGAAGGACTTGGATTTGGGAGGAGACGACCATTACATCGTTTACTATCCTGATAGGGTCGAAACATACTTAAACCGCAACCTCGTTGAAACCAGGCCAAATCTCACAGGCTTGCCTATTCACTACGTCAGCTTGGATAAAACGGATGTCTTCGGGAACGGATTGGTGGCCGACCTCATTCCTATTATGGACAGCATCGAGGAAATCATGTCTCAGTTGGACGATGCCGTAGTCCGTCTCTCTCTGAATCCTGTTGGTGTCGTGCAGGGCAAGCGCATTGATTCAAAGATTCCAAAAAGCATTGTGGGGCGTGTTCTCAATCTGGAAGATAAAAGTGAGAGCGACTTCAAATGGGCTGCGAGTGAGCTGGACAGTAACAGTGCAAAACTTCTGTTAGAGCACCTAATCCAGCAGTTCTATGCGGTGGCCTGCATTCCAGCATCTATGTACGGGCAGTCCAATATCTCCAACGTGTCTGAAGTCTCGTTGAAGTATCTGTTCAGCCAAACCGACAATAAGGCGCAAAAGACCATCCAGTCTCTGACAGACGGTATGTTCCAGCGGTTCGAGTATTTCAGAAAGCTCCAGGAGCTTCGTGTCATCCACAAGAAGTACACGGATGAGGCGTTTGACAGTCTCAACATCAACTTCAATGTGACACGTCCAGTGGACACCAATAGTCTGATGAAAGACCTGAAGATGCAGCAGGAAATGGACGCTATTTCCAAGCGTACCATCATTGAGCAGAGTCCGTATACTACCGATGTTGCGCTGGAGCTGGAGCGCATTAAAGCCGAGAAGGAGACAGGGCCTGCCGATGCTGATATGACAAAAGAAACAGGAGGAAACACAGGTGAATAGGACTGACAGAGTCAGTGCTTCTGATATGGAAGCACTTTGTGAGAAGTACAGTGTCAATAGGACCGCCACACTATCCGTTGGCGGTGGGGACAACAGATTTGAGTTCGCGGTAAAGCGTAGACTCAATGCCGCAGAGGTATCTGGCATCGTAGAAACCGTGTGTAACGGGGTCGTAGATGCTGAGACTGGCGCTTATCATCCAGAGTTCAAAGATTACTTTCTGCGTATGGCTGTGATTAAGACCTACACCAACATTGACCTCCCAGACAATGATAAGTGCTGGAATCTGGTGTATGGAACGCCGGTCTTCGCAAGGGTAGTGGGGCATGAAAATCGAACTGTCATTTTTGAGGGTCGGGATTATTATGACGGCGTGATTGACGTGGAGCAGTACGAGCAAATCCTGACCGCTATTGACCAGAAAATTGCGTATGCAATTACCCATAACCATGTAACGCAGAGTAAGCGTATTGATTCAAAGATTCCAAAAAGCATTGTGGGGCGTGTTCTCAATCTGGAAGATAAAAGTGGGGCAGGAGGGAAACTATGATTCGCATCAGAATCAACTACAATAACGAGTTTATAATTCCACTCTATTTGAATGCAGATAGTAGTTGCGAAGTAATTGATGTGACTGCCAATAACGACGGAGACCTTATCGTTGTGCTAAATGATGGGAGTTCGCACAATCTCGGGCAGCTCATTGGCAAGAGCGGGATTATCTATAAGCCGCATATTAAAAAGGACGAACACAATGTGTTCACGTTCACCGTTGATGACAAATCGTTGGACGACGAGCCAGCGTTAGTGTGTCGAATGGAGGCGCTGTAACGATGCAACTTTATGAGTTTTTCGATTACAAAAAGCAGCTCATCCATGACTTGCTGGCAAGTGAGCAGATAGTTTCTCTGCTAAGTGATGATGAGCAGCCTATTGCAGACCCGGAGGAACTCTTTCTCACCCGGCTGTATCCGTTCGAGTATGTACCCGAGGTTGTTACGCAGGGGCAGACCTTTATCTGCTGCGACGTTGATATCCAAAGCACAGTGAACAAAACATTCCTTACCCCCAATCTCTATATTTGGGTATTCACTCACAAGACAAAGATGATGTTGCCAGATGGAAGTGTGCGGACAGACAGGTTGTGCTCTGAAATTGCCAAGGTGCTCAACGGCAGTCGGTATTATGGCCTTGGAGAGCTTGAATTGTATTCCGTCAGACGGTTTACTCCAATCCAAGACTATCTTGGTAAAGTAATTACGTTCCAAACCAAGGATTTCAATCGTCTGTCTCCCAGCGCCAAACCTGTCCCATCCAATCGAAAGAACAGATAACAAACGTGCAGATAAGATTCTGTGCGTTTTAATAACAAAAACGGTTAGCTAATGCTAATCATGCAAAATGGAGGTTTTACCATGTTTAATGTCAATGATGTAACTATTACCAGCCTGGAGACTATCACTGCTTTTGATATTGCCACCGGCAACTTCAAGTTTGTGCTGGACGAACTGCAGAGCGCCACGATTGCTCAGAGCCAGGACAAGACCGACATCACCGGCAAGCAGGGCCGCAAGCTGTCCAGCCTGAAGCGCAACAAGGCCGTGACCATCAGCGGCAACAACGGTCTGATTTCCGGCGGCCTGATGGAGCTGCAGACCGGCTGCACGTTCGAGAACAAGCTGACCACTGTTCTCTGGACTGACTACCTGACTGTGAATGACAACGAGGCCACCACCAGCTATAAGGCTGTGGGCACTGCTGGCAATGAGGTCGAGTCCGTCTATGTGAAGAACGCCGACAGCACTCTCGGCAAGAAACTGACCCAGGGCGCTGCCGCCGCTGAGGGTGTGTTCGCCTATGACCCCGCCACTAAGAAGCTGGCATTCAATGATGGTGAGATTGCTGATGACACTGAAATCGTGGTGTACTACTCCCGCCAGATTCAGGCCGACGTGCTGACCAACATGAGCGATAGGTATTCCGAGAAGTGCGCCCTGTATATCGACTGCTTCGGCGAGGACAAGTGCGCCAATGTATACCGTATCCAGTTCTACATCCCCAAGGCCGACTTCAACGGTGACTTCTCCATCGAGATGGGCGACAACCAGGCTGTCCATGCCTTCGAGGCTGAGTCCCTGTCTGGTGCCTGCGGCAAGGTTGGCTCCGCCACTGCCCTGTGGACTTACACCATCTTTGGCGTCAACACCGAGGACGTTGAGTAACTGTTGAGCAACAAGCGGGGCGAGGGCCACGAGCCTTCGCCCCTATTCAATAAACATGGAGGAAGGAATTGTAACCATGGCAAAAGCAGATAAGAAAGTGTCTATTGCACTGTTTGACAAGATTGCAAAGGAGCAATTTCAGAACGAGGTCACTATTGAGTGGCATGACGCACAGCTTCGGGTGAAGTATGCTCTGTCCCTGACAGATATGCTCGCATTTGTTGATGATGTTGTTGGTAGCTGCTTCCACGACAAGCTGGGCTATATTCCCGAGGTCAAGGATTTTGCTATCAAGACTAATATCCTGTCCAGATACGCTAACTTCTCCCTTCCTGACAATCTGGAGCATCGCTATCAGTTGGTGTATATGACTGATGCTGTGGACGCCGTGTGCGCCGCTATTGATGGAACCCAGTTGCAGGAAATCGTCAACTCCATCAACAGCAAGATTCGGTTCCTGTGCGACAGCAAGGCCACCATGATTCAGGAGCGTATCAATGATGTTCTTAACACCATGGAGGAGATGCGGGATAACACCAAATCTATCTTTGATGGGATTACGCAGAACGACCTCAAGAACCTGATGGGGGCTATTACCTCCAACGGGCTGGATGAGCAGAAACTTGTCCAGGCATACATCGAACAGTCAAAAAGCAAGGATGAGCAGGCGGAGTAATGCCTAAAAATACGACAACAGAGGCTTGGCTTTATGCTGAGCCTTTTCTTCTATATAAAGGACGGTGAGAAACGATGGCAGGTGCAGACATCTCGTTGCTGTTCGGTGTGGCGGGCGAAGGTGCCCTAAGTGGTGAAAGCGGTAAACTGATTCAGAGCCAGCTTACCCAAATCATGGCCGAACTGAACAAGAATCCGCTCAAGGTGAAGGTCGGTATCGACACTGATACTGGCGGGAAGAAGTCTTGGGGGAGCCAGCTTCAAGCGCAACTGGATAAAGTCAGTACAAGCGGAAAATTTTCCGTTCAGATATCTACTCTCAAGCTAAGCGCTGGTGCCGTTAATGATTTCAAGAAGCAGCTCGGTGCCATCGTCAATACCCTCGGACTCTCTACGGGCACAGAAATTACGATTTCTGCCAAGGGTATTGGAGAAATCAGAAGCAAACTGGAACAAACGGGAGCCGCTGCGTCTGACGCAACACGCAAAATCGCAGAGTTCAAGGTTCAAATGGAGGCTCTTGGTGGACAAAAGAGCGCCGTCAAAAAGTCTCTGGACGCTTTAGCCGCAAGTGCGACAACTGAAACAGAAAAGTCCAGGATTGCTGAGATTACGGCTCAGTATGAGCAGTGGGCAATCAAAATCGAAGAGGTTCGTGCCGCTAAATCAGCAACCACTGGAGAACATCGTGCGGAAATTGAAGCGGAAGGTGCCGCCATTTCTGCGACTATTGAGCAGATTAACCAGGAGCGCATAGCGCGGGAGGCCGCCGCCCAGGCCGCAGTTGACGCGGAGAAGCAGAAAGCTGCCGCTGATAAGGAATCTACTGCGAGCCAAATACAGCGGAATGCCGCTATCAAATCTGGATATGTGCTTCTCACCCAGATGCAAAAGGCAGAGCGGGATTGGACAATGGCGCAGACCGGAGCATCAAGTTCGAGCTATGCCGGAATCCAGTCTGACATTGAAAAACTGAAAGAATACCAGCGCCAGCTCAAGGCCAATGAAATAACGGTTGATGAGTTTAAGCTGAAACTTTCTGGACTTCAGGCTTCTTTTGCAGAAAATTCAAACGCAATCAAAGCTGCTGGAGAGAACGTAAAGACCCTCGGTTCTCGGTTTAGCTCTATTGCCAAAAGCCTTGGCGCATGGTTTAGCGTATCACGGGTAATCATGTACGGTATCCGGTCTATCCGAAACATGGTGACTGCCACGATTGAGCTTGACGACGCAATGACACAGCTCAAAATCGTTACACAGGACACGGATGCCGCTTACGAGAAGTATCTGGATACTGTTTCCAAGACGGCCACAAAGATTGGTTCTTCCATCTCTGACCTGATTGATTCGACTACGACATACGCCAGACTTGGCTATAGCCTGGAGGAATCCAGCACGCTCGCCGAGTACACGGCCATGCTGCAGAATGTTGGAGACATCAACGTTTCCGATGCCCAAGATGCTATCACCGCGATTGTGAAGGCATTTGGGGTGGGCGTTGACGAAATCGAAACCATCATGGACAAGATGGTGGCCACCGGCAACAATTTCCCCATCTCCGTATCTCAAATTGCCGAAGGCATGAACAATGCCTCCTCGGCGTTGGCTGCAGCGGGGAACACCTTTGAGCAGTCTGTGGCTCTGCTTACTGCGGCTAACACTACCATCCAGAACGCCGCTAAGTCGTCCGTTGGAATGAGGACGATTGCCGCAAGAATCCGCAGTACAAAGACTGAGCTTGATGAGCTTGGTGAAAGTATGACGGAAGCCCAGTATGGCGAACTTGTGTCTGCTCTGACACAATACAACGTCGCACTGGCTGATGCAAACGGCGAGTTCAGAAGTACATACGATATCATTGCGGATATTGCAGCTATGTGGGACAAGCTCTCCACCATGGAACAGGCGGCACTCGCCAACTCCATCGCTGGTGTCCGGCAGCAGTCCGTCTTCTACTCGCTGGTAGAGCAGTTCCAAGAGGCATCTGGCGCCATGGATGATATGGCCAACAGTGCGGGAACTCTCCAGGAGTCTTATGATACCTATATGGAGAGCACTACGGCTCATATCAATCAATTCAAGGCCGCACTTCAGTCTTTGAGCCAAACCACGATTTCTACAGACTTCCTGAATGGAATCATTGATTTTGGCACAGGTATCCTCGGCATTCTGGAAACGCTGATGAGGCTGATTGATACGCTGGGCGGCCTGAACACCGTACTAACCACGACAGCCGCCATTATTGCTATCATCAATGCAGATGCAATTTTCGCCTCACTCGCCAATATCAGAGCGGGTATCAGCAGGTTTGCTAATGATATTGTTGGCATTGTCCAAATCATCGCTTCTGGATTCATGGAGGCGAAAGCTGCTGGCGCAAGCAGCCTTACGGCAATCGGAGCCGGATTCAAAAGCGTGGCAGGGCTTGCCACTACAGCCCAGCTTGCAATGGGTGCATTCTTTGTCGCCGTATTGGCTATTTCCGGTGCTGTTGCCATCTACAAGAAACTTCACAAATCCACAGAGGAATTGGTGGAGAGCTCCAACGAGCTCAAGGAGTCCTTCCGAGCCGTCAAGGAACAGGCCGAGGATAATATCGGAACTCTGAAAGGATTGTCTGAGGAGTTCGTTCGTCTGGCGGACGGAGTTGACCGATATGGCCGCAATATCTCTCTGTCGGCAAACGACTATGAGCGGTATAAAGAGATTATCGAGCAGATTGTCGGTATCTCGCCAGAGCTCATCGAGGGGTACGACAAGGAGAACGGCTACCTTGTAGACAAGAACGGCCTGCTGGAACGGGCCATTGAACTGCAGGAGCAGGAGTATCGGAACGAACTGCGCCGCATGACGACGACCTCCAATATCTCCACCGCCGTTGCCGGGTCGGTCGCCACCTACTCTGACCTGGAGTTTGGCGACGCCCTCAAGACAGAGACCTCCCTGACGAATGCCATTTACAGACTGTTCAATGTGAATGAGCGCAAGGATATCCCGAAGGAGATGGAGAGCGGCGAGTTTCTGGCGCGGCAAATCATGGAGGCGCTCGGCGTTCAGAACGTTGATAAGGAACTGGAGAAGTATTTCAACGAGCATGGATACTGGCAGTCGAGCTGGTTCTTTGACGACTATATCGACCAGATTGCCGAAGACATCGGAAGCAGCCGCAGCCTGATTCTTCCCCGCATCGACTTTGAAGCCGCCGGTTTTGAGTCCAGCGATGACTTTGTGAATGCGGTTGAAGATGTCAAGAGTGCCGCCAGCGAATACTCCGATGTGCAGAGCGAGCTTGCCCAGGCCAACAAGGATGTTGCCGACCAACTGAAACTTGTTGCCGAGAGCAACCAGCAGTACGCCGACCTCAGCCGGAACGCAAAGGAAATCATCTCCAACTTTGTAGATTCCTTCGGCGTAGATGATATCACAAAGGCCGGATGGTTTGGCGGGAAAGTGATTGACGAGGACGCAATCAACCGAATTAAGGTCGAGATTAACGACTTTGTCGAGAAGTTTACCCCCGAAATCCAGGAACTTGTTGACACAGGGTTCTCTCTCCAACTTGGGCTGGATGTTGACGGCAGCGAGCTGTCTGTTGAGGAGTACCGGCGCAAGGTCGAGGAGCTTCTTGATGCGATTGGCGATGTGGAAGATGAGGATTTACAGCTCTATATCCGCACATCCCTCGATATTGACGAGGACTCCACAACGCTGAACAACGATATTGAGAAGGCTGTCCAGCACGCAAAGAATTTGTTGCAGGACGAATTCGATGATGAGGTCAGCAATCTCTCTATCAGCGAGGTCTTGCAGATTTATTATAATATTTCTGCGAGTAAAAACAGTATGACCTTTGAGGAGCTTCAGGAGAAACTGGAGTACCTCAATGTTGACTGGTCTAAGACGATTAACGTTTGGGACTTTTCCTCCGTGGTCGATGGGCTGAGCGACATTGAAAGCGGCGTGTCTGATGTCGCAAGCGCTATGAACACACTGCAGTCCGGTACAGCCCTGACTGTTGCGGAACTGGCGAAGCTCGCCATGAAGTACCCAGACCTCCTGAAAGCGTCCGACCTTTTCACAGACACATCTATCTCCAATCAGCAGGAGCTTCTCAACTCTGTTCTCGGTTCCTACGAGGCCGAGTACGATGCGCTCATTGACACGAAAATTGCGGAGCTTACCGCAACTAATGAGCTTATCCAAAAGCAAATCGAGCTGGAGAACGAAAAGAAGAACAAGGTTGTGGAGATTGCAGACCTTCAGGCCAATGGCAAGCTGGACTCCGAGGCGGCATACCAGCGGCTTCTGAACGAACTGCACGACCTTGAGGGGCAGAACTTCGTGACATATAGCGATGGTGTGCTGGATGTCAACGAGGAAATGCTTGGAAAGATGCTGGAACAGCAAGGTGAGGGGGTCGATTCCTCCAAACCAATCTGGGGGGCGCTTGGAGACATGATTATCGAGGGTCACTCCGATGGTCTGACCGGGGCGCTGAAAACCTTCCCGCAGTATCTTACCAAGCTCAAGGGCTGGGCGGGAAGCTCTCTGAAA